TGAGTAAGCCACGCCCTTGCCTGTAGCATCACCGCGCATTTGGCTACCAAGCTGTGACAATTTACTGATCTGAGCAAATACGCTAAGGCCAAATATCTTGCTTAAATTAGTATCGTTAAAAGTTTTAACTAATGAAGCAAATAGGTAAAGGGTGTCTGCGGTTGCCTTACCCAAATTTTCCATGTTATCGGTAGCAGTCTGGATGCCATCTGATCCACCTAATAACGCGATGCTATCAAGCAGGCCTTGTCCGATTTCCTCTTTAGCACTTTCGGATGCAACCGTCAGCGCTGCCATTTGGCCTGTGTAGGTCTTAGTAGCAGCTAGTGCTTGGCCTGCAAACTTCTGGCTAAGTTCAGCCATAATTTTGTCCATGTCACCGCTAGCCAGCGTGGCTTTAGATAAACCTGCGCCCAAGCGACTCAATGCTGTGGTCTGGCCTGCAAATCCTTTGGCGAGTGCCATCGAGACAGAACCTAAATCTTTACCTGTTCCCGCTGAAATTGAAAGGGCAAGCTCTAAAGCCTTTTGGCTTTCGGTAATTGATGAAGTGGCCTGCAGCAAGGTCTGAAATGCCGGGCGCAGCTCGTCATCAAGCACCTTGTAAGTGTCTTGCAGCCTGGATATAAAGCCTTCGGTGGCTATTGTGGCGAAGCCGTTGCCTGTATTTTTAAGCGCTATCTCTAGCGACTTGGCTGCCTTCTCATCGGCTGCAAATGCCTTGACGGATGCTTTGCCAAATGCGTAGATTTTCTGCGCTGCAAATAAGGTAATAAAAGATTTTGCTAGCTTGTTCGTGGTTTTCTGGAATTGTGTTAGCTGCTTTTCGCCTTTTACTAAGGCTGATCCGTTCCACTTGGCAATAGCCGCGACTACGATATTTGCCATTATGCAGCCGCCTTATATTTACCCATAGCGCTGCCTGCGTTAAATTGTGCTACAGCTGTATTTAAAGCCAGGTTTACAGCTTGTGCAGCCTTGCCGTTGTCCTCATCCCAAGCGCGATAAATCAAGCGACCGCGCTGGTCTGTGTTGCCAAATCTAGGGTCAGATGTGCCACGTGTGCCATAAAGCGGCCCTAGCGGCTCTAAGAATTGGGCGCGAGCATTTGGGTTAAGGCTTTTAGATGCTTTACGTGATGCAGCTAAACGGCCAGATGTCTCATAAATAGCACCGCCTGCGGATGTGTTAGCGATGTAATGCGTAACTTGAAATCTGCGTCTAAATTTAGCGCCTGCTACTTCGCCAGAATTGTTAGCACCCTGACGATAAATAATGCCTTTGACAACCTCTGACTGGTCGTATTTTGGGAACGCCCGGTATTTTCTAGACTGTGGGCCGAAAGCATCTGCTTTAGTCCAGCCGCTAAGCATTTCGCTATTTGCAGGTGCATAGCCCTGAGCCTTATTTAGTATCGGCATCATGGCTGTTTTTATCTGCATATTCATTTGCTTGGCTAAGTCAGGGTCAAACTTACGCATGTCTTTAAGAGTGGCCTGTACGCCTGTGACGTTTACTGGCATTGGCTCGCTCCTTCGCTCGATCTCCTAATACTTGCAGTACCGCTTTAAACATGACCTCATCCATCGCCAGGACTTGATCGGGGCTAATTTTTAACTCGATAGCCAGACTAGCTACCAGGTAAGTAAACGAACCCCGATCTATCCTTTTGGGCTTTCATCCTCGATCACTTCGACCGAGATTAAATCTTTGAGAAAATCGTCACCAAAAGGTGGGATTACCTCGGTACGCATTAGTGCATTGTGAGCCAGCCAGTACAGGTCGCTATTCTTTTCGTGCTCGCGTAGCTGCTTGTACAAGCCTTGCCCTGCCATTTTTTCAAACGCGACTTCAACCACCGGGGTAATGCTTACGATGCTTTCCCCTGTAGCCCTTACGATCTTTAGTCGTGCCATTGTTTGCCCCTTAGTTAATTAAAACGGTGTAGATGCTGAATAAGCTACTGCAGATGTGCAGGTAAAAGTCATAGATGAGCGTGCAAAATCCTCTGGCCCACCTGTACCTACTGGAGTCAAGTTATTGACCAAGATAGATACTGTGTAAGTCGGATTTGCAGCGCTAACAGCTGTTCCCTTTACAGGTATAACTATTGCAGTAACGCTTGTGCCGTATGCGGCTTGCAAGGTTGCCTGGACTTTTGCAGCTGCCCAGTCATTTAAGAAGTCTACGGTTAGCGTAGATGCTTCTAGACCCTTGCTAAATTGGTGAGAAGTTGCGCCCATCGCTGTGGTCTCTACTTCGTCAAATGTCTGCGTAAGAGTAATGCTCGTTACGTACTCGCTAAGGTCTACGGTGGCAATTTTCAGGCCAACGTTATTATCTAGATAAATTGCCACGTCTTATTCCTCATCCTTCTTAGTAGTTTTGCCTGGAATTGGCAGACCAAGTTTTTTTAATACTTCGATGTCTGCCTCGGTTATCTGTTGATCTGCCATGTTTAGCTCCAAGTGGTTAGTACGGTTATTGATAGGTCTGCCATAAGCAGGCTCCCACTTTCAGCGTTTAGTACTGTAGGCGCTGAAATTTGGGTAACGCTAAATACGATCGCGCTATTTGCTAGCTTATTAAATACGGCGATCATTGTGTCCTCGATGCCAGCCAGGTTGCCTTGATTATCAAATGCTGGCACCGTCATAGTTATTTTAAAATTTGCTTGTGGCCTAATAGCAGCCTGGTTGAAGTGGCCGTTAGCAGGCACGATATAAGGATCGCCGGGCGATACGATAACGCTGTTAGCCATGATGGTCGCAGGTGGATAACTAAAAGTTTGCCACACGCCAGCATTTGCTAAGGCGGTTGCAATAGTTGTCCGTAGGGTTGTGATAGCCGCTGGCATGGGTCAGCCGATCATCGATGCTGGCGATAAATAAGGGGATAGCAACCCACGTATTTTGCCGATCATTGTGTTGCCCATCCTGTAAGGGCTTGGCCCCATATCGACACTTACGCCGCCGCTCTGGCTTACCTGGCGTGCTTGCCAGATGTCTACTGCCAAAATCATCGCTGCTTCACGCACGCTGGCTGTAGTGGCGTATGAGTCGGTCTTGGTGTCTGCGCCTGTGGCTGTGCCATAAGGCAGTACACGTCTAAAGTTTTGGTTAGCCGCTGTCTTGGCATACTGGATAAAGCTGTAGCCCATAGGGTTTTGAAAATACTGCAGCTGTAAATTAAAGGCTGGCAATATGTTGCCTGTGCCTGTGCTAAATGGAATTGTGCCTGTAACGGTGTAAGTGCCATTAAATGTTGTGCCAGCCCCGGCGATCGTTACCGACTCTGAAGTCGTAAAGATGCCAGGGTTGGCCAGCATTACGGTAGCCACGTTATTTACTAACGCAGTTCCCACTACCGCAGCGCTATCGAACCATAAAAAACTATTGATTTGATCCTGCGCCGCCTGGCAACAGGTTTCGACATCGCTATCCGAATATAAACTGCCTATGCCTAAATTCGCGCGTAACTCAGCGACCGTTACGTACGTTGCTGGCATTTTGTACTCCTTTGTAAAAAGGTCGGTGGGTGCAAGGGCTTAGCACCCACCGACTGCTAGGGATTTAGTTCAGGTTAAACTTAACGATACCGTTAGGCATCTTGGCAATAGTTGCCATATAACCGTAGATCGCTACCTGTACCTGTAGGTTTGAAACTACGTTTACAGACATGTAAGCCTGTGGTGACTGGTAAACGGTAAATGCCTCAGGTGCAAGAATTACAGCTGAGTCATCGATGGTTGTAGTGGCTGTGAAGTTCTTATCGACATAAAGATCGAGTCCGAGTACGTTGCCGCGAATTGAACCAGGTTGTACTAGACCACCTGCGTTCATTGGTTGTGATGCTGAATAAATTGGGCGGCCTGTGTTATCTGTAGACCCCATTAGAAGTTGCCATTGTGAGCCATTGGCGATGTAGTTATTAGCAAAAAATCCTGTGGCTTCATAAACCTTGCGAGCTGAGTCGCTAGCAAATTCGATAATGCCGTCAGATGATGCATCGCAACCTGATGAATACTGACCTGCAGCAATAAGTGCTGCTAGTACTGTTGTGTCAATAGTCTTTAGGTATGCGTTTTGTAGTTGGTTAGTCAATTCACTAAAGAAGTTGCCATCACCAAATCCGCGCTCTAAAAGCTCGATGCTGATGGTATTCATGCCTGAATACTTTGCAACTGTACCTGTTAAGTAAGCAGTTTCCATGCCTGTATTTTGTACTGCGCCTGCTTCGGCTTCAACTGTTACAACTGGTGCAACACCTGTACCGCCGCCTGCAGAAGTTACAAGTGAAGGGACATTTATGGTCATACCATTTTGGGGCAAAATTCCACGGCTGCAGGCATCTATGGCCGGGGTTCCAAATCGAGTATTTGTTGGGAATTCTGACAAATACTGGGTTGGATTAAAACCTGGATTTGTCGAGAAGCTGTCATCAGCTGCGGTTACGTATAAACGTGAGTCATCGTTACCTAGTGCAGCTTTAATTTTGTGCTCGGTGTATGCGCCCATCGATGTGATAGGTGTGCGTACTGTCTGACTGTTTAGTGCTGAAGGAAGGATAATTTTACGAGCTGCTTCTACTACTGGCGTAGCCGCTTCCTCTGCCTTATCCTCGGTTGGATTTTCGGGGGCTGTGGTCACAGCGGCCTCGCTTTCTGTTTCTGTTGGTTGGGTTTGTATTTCTACCGCTTCGCTTTCGCTAGCGGCAATACTTTGCACGGCTGCCGACTGAAAGGCGGCCGACTCTACGAGACTTACCTCGCGTAGATTTGCAGCCGTGACCAGGAGATAGCCATCTTTAGGCTCTGAGGCTGTTACTTCAACCCCAACGGATAGGCCATCCATTAGCTGCTCCTGGGCGAGCAAAATTGCATCGCTACCGGCGGTGCTACGGCTTATTGAAAACGAGGCGTACATGCCGTCACGATCAGACTGCATAGTGCGCATGCGCCCTACAACTTTTGAACTATCGTGAGCCATAAGTAATTTAACTTTGTTTACATCTGCAATTTTAATGCTGCCTTCTTTAAATACAACCTTGCCTGCAGATGTGTAGCCCACTTCACCGTAAGGTGCGATCTTTCCGCTAATCATGCGGCCTGCTTCATCAGCTGCCGTGATGTTTGCACTAAACGTTAATATCATTTGCTTCTCCATTACCGTAGGGGGTCATGCTTTCCATTTCGCGTGCTGTCTCGATGTCAATAAGTTCTAACTGCAGCATTTTTTCAATAGCAGTAAGTCTTGCCATTGTGTCTGCACGTAAAAACGTTTCATCGATATTAAATTTTACGATGTTGCCATGCGCAGTAATATCATCCATGCTTAGGCGTTCCTCGACTGCACAAATGTAAGGTTGCAGAGAATAAGAGACATACTCTTTTCGGCTGTCCAAGACGTTCTGATATGTCATGCTGTTATTCATATCGCTGCTGACCATAAACGCCGGAACGTTCATTAATCTGGCGATTTCCGTAGAAAGGTATTGGCTGCTTTCGTTGTAGGTCATTTCCTTAGGAGAAAATCCTACTGTTTGATAATCTAAAGTTGAAGTTAAATATGCAGTACTGCGGTTTTGTCTAGCCGATTTGAAAGCAGCTAGTAAACCTTGCACCTGCGCTTCGGGCAGGTCAGCACCCTGGTTGCGAATAATTCCAGTAGGCATCGGAGTAGCTGCAGATATTGCAGCGGCCTTTTGCACATCAAGTGCTGCCTGAATTGTGCGAGCACCTGTCTCTAATACGCCAGGTAATAGCGACTGAAATGTAACGAGTGATCCGATACCGGACATTGGTACGCGTGCGCCATCGACTGAGTAGTACTGAACTTCATAACCTTTTGCATCTGTTGTAACTGTTACGCGAGTATTTGCAACCCACTCAAAACCCGAAGGCCTGCCGTCATCAGCATATAAAGAAGTACAGCGCCAATAACTGACCCCATAAAAAATTAGCGAGTCAATAGTGTAAGCAAGTGTAACTGCGCGTGGTTGTCTAATATCTGGCTGATCTAGCCACAGCGGTGACTGCAACTGCTCACCTGTAGATTTTTTATAAAGTTCTAAAGGTAGATAACTAATTACACCGCAGACTAAATTGCGACAGCGGGATACGGTTGCAACTTGCAACGCAGTCGCTCGATCCATAAGACCTGCGCCGTAGCCGTTGCTATACATGCCACCAAATGAATACTGCCCGGCACCAAAACGGTCGGACATAATGGCAGGGGCTAGCTGTGCATCGATCTGCACTTTATCTTTACTGCGGATGCCTATGGCTTCGAGTAATCCCATGAGCAGATTTTCTCAAAAAGTCAAGCATATTTACGGAAAGGCGCGCCACGCTTAAATGTAGATTTTGGCCTCACTAATTGGCTTGGATAAGTGCATTACGGCCATAGCCATACTAATCGGGGCGGCCACGCTGCCCTGTGATTTTTTTCTGACGATACGCCAGCCATGCTCTTTGCTACTGCTAGCCACGTTATTCATCTGCTCATCAAGCTCTGGCTGACCACCATGCACCACGCGCTTATTATCGATCGCATCTTTAAAGGTCGAGCACGCGGTATAAAACTGAGCGCCGATACATGGCTCAAGTTTTAAGCCGCTATTTACAAGCCGTTCGGCTATGGCAAAAGTGGTGTACGAGTCATGCAGGATTAATTTAGGGTGCCATTTATCGGCCATCTCTTTTATATCTACGGCTATTTGCAGCTCATTAACAGCTACTAAACTTTCCCAAGTCTTAGCAAGTGCTAGGCCTATGCGGCCATCGGGTAGCAGACTAGCTGCGATAAGTGAAGCGGATCGGCGCGTGTGCGGGTCTACGTCAAATGCGAACATCGTAACCATGCCCGGTGACATGACCATATCTGTATCTGCCAAGTCTTCCCATGATCCAGGTGTCCAGGGGCTAGTCATGCCAGTATTTACGAACTGGCACAAGGTCTCGGTACGTGCTGCCATAATCGTGCTAGTTGCGATGGTCTCCTCGATCGACTCCTCGCTAATAAGCAGACCCAGACTAGGGTTAGCCTGCGCCCATGCCTGGCGATCCCAGATGTCGCAGTTTTCATCCGCGCTGTATTCGTAAAATCCTAGCGACTTAGGCGGCTTGGCCATCGAGCGCTCGCGCATGTGTATCAGCACATCGCTATCAGCTGCGCCAGCATTAGATGTATAAAAGCGCTGCGAGTTAGGCCGTGTAAGCGTGGTCGATTTACTAGCATCCATCGCGGCCTCATTGACCTCGCGCAGCTCATCGATCCATAACATATCGGCTGTTAATCCGCGGCTACTGTCTGAGTTAGCCGCAACCACTTCGAGCACCGCGCCATTTTCCAGGATCAGGCGCTCTTTGCCGTTGCTCTTACGGTAGGCGTTCTCGATCTTGCCATCTTTGACCTGCGCTAATAAAAATGGATTACGTGCCACGATGTCTGCGATGATCTCTAGTGAGCGCTCGGCCATACGCCGCTGGCTCGACATCATCAAGATATTGCGCTCATCGAAGCAAAACAGACCTGCCAGTACACGCATACGTAGCATGTGCGATTTACCCGACTGCCGGGCGCAAATGAACAGGCTGGACTTCTTAATAAATTTTCCATCATCAGATATGGAGCACATGTCATCTAAAATAATTCGCTGCCAGGGCAAAAGGGGCTGCCCGATCTTTTCGGCAAGCTCAGCGATCTCACCGCCGCGGGTTTTGGTCTTTAGCCAGGGCGTGTGAAGCCGTGGGTAAATAGCCCCCATAAGCGGCGGTGGACTCTGTACCAATACTGGCTTCATCTGGCTAACTTTCCTTCGTCATCGGGCCTGTATGAACCTTAGTTACCGTCTCAGGGGAGATACGGAAAGG